GGGGTCGGAGAGGGTATATCGGTATCGGTATCGGTTTTATGCCATGTTTTTGCTTGGCTGTCCTCTAGCAACTTGCTAGACGGTTTGCTACCTGTCTCGCTACTGTTTTGCTCTCCGTTTGCTTGGCTGTTTTCCGGCAAGTCGCCAGACGTTTGCTTGGCTTTCTGATTGGCCGCCTTGCGGCGTCCTCCCTTGCTTCCCGCCTTGCGGCGCGCCTCGCGTTGTTCCTCGGTGAGCATCTTCGGCTCCCTGCAGATGCCTTCCGCGTAGACGGGACGCCATCCGCCATCGTGCTCTTCCATAAGCCCGGAGTCGATGAGCTGCTGCAGCTGCTTCATGGTGCCGCCGGCGTCCTTGAGATCGAGCTTGTCGAAGTATCCTGGATACGCGGCCGGGTCCTTGGCCTGCATCGAGACGCCTTTGGAGTGGATGACGCACAGCTTGACCCACAGGCCCACGGTGGCGAGCGGCAGGCGGCGGATGCGCCTGTCGTCGGCCATCTGGTCGTCGATGATGAACCACATCTCTTCTTCTCCTTCCGTGGTTCAGTCGATCTCGCCGGTGTCCGGATCGACGGTCGCTTCCACGTCGCCATCGTCCATGTCGAGACTGCGGCGCAGGTCGTCGATGAGGATCATCTGCCGTGACGTGGCCGGCTTCGCGCACATGTTCTCCATGGCCAGGCCGGCGTCGAGGATGCGCTGAGCGAGGTCCGCGCAGTCGTACACGGCTTCGGTGATGGCGTGGATGCCGCCCCACTTGTCGATGTGCTCCTGCTTGTTTTTGGTGTCCATGACGGTGCGGCATGCCTTGAGCACGACGGCCGCGGCTTTGGTGACCTGCTGGGTCTTGCCGATGAGGTCGATGAGTATGTCGGGCGTGGCCTCCTGTGGGATGAGCGCCTGTTGTTCGCTGGCTTTCATTGCTGCTCCTTAGAAATCCGGTTCCGTGTCGGGTTTGCCGAAACCTCCGAATGATGACTGGTCGGACGCCGGCGCGCCCCACGGATCATCGGCCGGCGGCTGGGCGGGTTGCTGTGTCTGCGCCGGCTGTTGGCTCCAGCCGCCCGCTCCGGTGTTGACGGTCGGCGTCTGCGCGGCGGGATTGCCGTAGACGGGACCTTGCGGCCGTCGGTCGATGCGGCTGACCTGCGCGGTGGCGTAGCGTAGGCTCGGGCCGATCTCGTCGACCTGCAGTTCCATGACGGTTCTGTTGGTGCCGTCCTGCGCCTGATAGGAATGCTGTTGCAGACGGCCTTGTGCGATTACGCGCATGCCCTTCGCAAGGCTCTGCGCGCAATGCGAAGCCATGTCACGCCATGCCGAGCAGCGCATGAACAAAGCCTGACCGTCTTCGAACTGGTTCGTATTACGGTTCCAGGAACGCGGCGTGCTGGCGATCGTGAAGCTGGCGACCTGCGCGCCCTGGCCGGTGGTTCTCAGTTCCGGATCCGCGGTGAGGTTGCCGACGATGGTGATGACGGTCTCGCCGATGGCCATGTCACTCCCCTCTCACGTATCCGGCCGGTTCCGGGCCGAGCTGGCTTGGATCCTTGGCCTTCCACGCGCATTTCGCGCGCAGGCATCCGGCCTCGCGGTCGATGACGATCTCGCCGAAGCGCGCCGGCGCGACCATGGTGAGGTTCCAGCCCCGGTCGCGGTTGAGCGCGCTGATGGTCTCGTACAGTTCGCCGATCAGTTCGGCGGCCGTCATGCCGACGCTGGCGGGTGTGAGCGGCCACTCGAACCACTTCTCGCCTTCCGGCCTGCTTGGTGTTTTGCTTGGCAACGTTTGCCTCCTTTGGATTGATGTCGTGCCGGGACGCGGATTCGAACCGCGCATCCATCCGCCGACGTGACCTCAACACGCCGATCCATGGCGCCCGCATCCGTTCGCGGGCCCCGGCGAGGGCCGGGCGGGAGGAGAAGAGAGAAGATGACCCGTCCGGCTGGTTTTAACGTCTTTTCCTTGACGCGCGGGCGGTTCAGGCATGGCCGCGCATGACGAACCACGTCCATGCCGCAATGTGTGAGGAGCCGCCCAGGTCTTTCATCGCTCGAGTTCGTCCACCCATCGGATGAAGCGGGGGTCGGAGAACAGGCGGCGGAGGATGACAGCCGTAGGGATGAGCACCGCGAACGGCGCCGCGACGAGATGTTCGATGGGGTGCGTGCACGCCGGCGTGCAATACAGCACCCATATGGCGGCAAGCCAGAGCGCGAACAGCGACTGTCGCAGGATGACACGGATAAGAACCTTCATCGTTCGCCTCCGTTCGTAGAATCGGTGGAATGGACATCAATGCGATCACCGGCGTCGTTGGCGCCGTCACGGGATTGGTTGGCGGTGTCTCCGGATGTGTCGCCTTGTTCCAGGCGCGCCATGGCAACAAGCTCTCGGAGCAGGCGAACGGCTCGGCTGAGGAAGCCAACCGGATCGCCGTCGAATCGAAGCGTGCCGCCGAGCAGGCCAACTGCCTTGCAGGAAAGGCGAACGAGATAGCTGCAGACGCGAACTCGATCAGCCAGCGGGCGTTGTCCGTCACCGCCGACCAGACGGTCCACAAGTGGCGGGTCGAATACGATGGAGAAACCTCGACCGTATTCCTTGTCAACGATTGCCCCGACATGGCACGAGACGTGTCCGTGTTCGTCCGTTTCAAAGACCAGACCGTTGCGCAACGGCACGTCGACGAGGTTGCGCCGTTCGGAGAGGTCGCGCTCGAAAGCGAGTTCTTCTCCAAGCAGATATTCGAAGACCAGGCCGGTATCGACCGCCTGAACGCCCAACCAGGCTTCACCTACTTCGGACGTGGATCCTGTCGTGTGACGGTCCACGTCACTTACACTACGGAGCACGGCGCCAGTCGCAACGACGAAGTCGAGCAACGCCTGACCAACAGCCAGAGGCATTGATTCCATCACAGCTCCTTGTTGATGGTGTCGATGACGATGTCCACGAGGTCGGCCACGTCGAGGTCGACGTATCCGACGATGTGACCGAGCGAACGCCTTGCTTCGATTTCGTCCCATAAGTCGCCGCAGGCCGGACTGATGGCGTCGCCATGGTCCTCAAATTCCCTGAATATCGCTTCGACGCAGGCTTTGCGGATGTTGTTCATTTGTTCTCCTTTTCTTCCCATGGGTCAGGCCACGGGGTATCGGTACGCCAGTCGTTGTCGGTCATCACGCGCCCACCTCTTCCTCGTATTCGGCCGTGCACTGGTACAGGTGTTGCGCGAAATAGGCGATCATCTGCTCCTTCGGGTACATGACGATTCGTCCCACCTTCACGAACTTCGGGCCGATGCCCGCGCTACGCCAGTACGCCAGGGTGCCTTCCTTGATGCCGCAGTTGTCCGCGATGTCCTTCGTTGTGTTCATCGGCTTCAACGCCGCCGCCAATGCGGCGAACACCTCTTTGTCATCCATCACGCACCCGCTTCCAACGACGGCTGGAGGCAGTACCGGCGGATGAAGTACGTCTGGCCCTTGGCGACGAACCAAGGTTCCCCCGCCTCATCAGTCAGGGTACGCAACGAGGCGCCGTTGAAGTTGTAGGATTGAATCTCACTGGTCATTTTGTTTCCTTTCGAAGTGAGGGGCGATGAACGCCGCAAAGTTTGTGAAGAATTTCCTGCTCACAGCCAACGAAGAGCAGAACGTGACGTTCTCCATCGCAGACGTGTCTGGCGCCATGTCTGTCGTGGAACAGACGATTCGCGTCATGGCTGAAGCCGGCAACGAGGACGCGCAACTGGCCTCGACCTGCCTTGAATCAATCTGGCTTGATATCTGGGCCGCGTACGAGCGTGGCGGGAAAAGCCGCGAAATGCACAGGTCGAACGTTTCCCTGAGCATTCAGGACCGGATGGCGCTGCGCACGGCGGAACGACTGCTGGACCAGGGACCCGAACAGTATCCACGTCAACGCCGCGACGATATCCGTTCGATGATCGACGAGCTGCCATCGTTGCTGAACGACATCACACTCCCGCAAGGGCTCAAGGAATACATCGCCCGCCTTGCACGCGAAGTTCGAATAGCGTTGGACGAGTACGACCTGACCGGCGATTTCAAGCTCGATATCGCGTTCGCTAGATTGCAGACCTCGCTCAATGTCGCAGCCACCGTTTCCAAAGACGCCGAATCACAGGGGAAGCTGGTCGGTTTCCTGAAGACGAAGGTCTGCCCGTGTCTCGCCGCCGGAGCCCTCGCCCTTGGAGCCGTTGCAGACGGCGCGACTGTTTTGGACTATCTTGGAGTCCACTCCCAGATTGCTTCATCCCAGCAAGCTTCGAATACGTCTCACGAACAATCTGCGAACGATACGTCTCAAGAGCAGTGAGGGTCAGCCGTCCGTCAGCCGCCTGCGTCTTCAGGTCGTCCATGACACCATAGAAGACATCAAGTGCGGCTTCGAATGAGTCACCGTCATACTTGGACAAATCAACAACCATTTGATTCTCCCTTCGATTCATGCGTCGGCGAGCGCCTAACGCTCATGGTCTGATCTGCTTGATGTTGTCGATTGGCTGGAGGAGCAGCGTTAGCAGCTGCAGAAAAGTCATGTCGAACATTGCAGCGATGTTTTCCATATCGCCCAGCGTGAAGTCTTTTTCTCCATTGAGTTTTCGGTTCACAAGCGGCCGTCCACATCCAATCGCTTTCGCGATATCTTCTTGTGTTTTGTGCCTGCGAGCCATCTCTCCGCGAAGGTTGTCTCTCATAAGTTCCGCTTCGCTTGTCACCAGACCTCCTTTCTTGCTGCTCTTTGCTGACAGTTACAAACTGTATTCAAATGAATACTGTCAGACGGGTATTCATTTGAATACTTTACAGAAAGTACACAATTGGGTATCTTTGGGCTATGGGAACAAGAGCCAATAACGATGTGACCGCTGGTGCGCGGAGCATCATGCAGTATTGCAAATCACTACAAGTCAAGAGCGGCATGACTGCAACTGAATTCGCAGCGGAATGCGGGTTCAGCCGCAATTATTGGTTTGTTCGAGCTCGTTTTGACGCACCACTAACAATTTCGGACTGCGAGCGCATTGCCAATGTATGCGGGATGACGCTGAAAGAGCTATTCACCCGCGCCCTGGGCAGCGATGCCGCACGAGCCTACGCCGCCCGCGAGCGCGAGTTCCAGGTCACGGATGACCTGGTGGATCGCATCGCCGCGCATCCGGAGGATTACGTCACTGCCGCCAATGACGATCCGAACAAGATGCTTGAGGCGGAGACGCCAAGAGACTAGATTTTTTTGATGCAAATCAACTAGGGAAAGAAGGAAACCATGTACAAGAAGACAATCGCAATGGCCGTCGCGGCGATGCTCGCTCTCGGGCTCGGCGCATGCGGTAACGCCAGCAGCACCAAAGCTAATAACGGCGCCGGCAGCACGAGCCAATCGCAGGCAACGAAGAAGAAGCCGGCGGAGAAGAAGCCGGTCGAGCAGCCTGCGGACCTGACCGGCACGTGGAAGCAGACCAATTCCGGCAGCGACGACTCCTGGATGGAGGCCGAGATCACGGCCGATACGATCACAATCCAGTGGGTCAGCGACAACGGCGATACGAAGAGCCTGTATTGGAAGGGCTCCTACAATGCGCCCGACAAGGCCGGCGATTGGAAGTGGACGAGTCAGGGGGACACCGCGGCGATGCAGGCGTCCCTGCTCGGCTCGCAGGACGCCACCAAGGACTTCACCTACACCAAGGCGGACGGCGTCAGCTGGGAGACCACAGCGATGGGCACCACCACGGTGGTGAAGACCGCCAAGCAGTGAGCGATAGGCTCAGCAAGCCGCTCAAGGCGGGAGCTCCAAGGAACTGGGTCTGCGCGCGTCATACGCGGATTGAACTATTAGAAATAACCGAATAGTTCAAAACCGTTGGAAACATCAACAACAGACCATTTTGTTGACGTCAACAAGATGGTTGTGGAATCGGAAGGAGACAAGCATGGCGGACGAACCACAGGAAGGCCGGATAATCCTCTACCAAGAGGACGGGCGCAACGTACCAGTCGAAGTCACGTACTGGCGGGAGACGTTCTGGCTCACACAGCAGAAAATGGCAGAATTGTTCAATGTTACCGTGCCGACCATCAACGAGCATCTGAAAAACATCTTCTCATCCGGCGAACTGACAGAGACGTCAACCATTCGGAAATCTCGAATAGTTCGACAAGAAGGTTCTCGCCAGGTATCAAGAGAAATCTCTTTCTACAATCTCGACGCAATCATCGCCGTCGGATACCGCGTCAACAGCAGACAGGCCACACAATTCCGCCAATGGGCCACCGGCATCCTACGCGAATACATCGTCAAGGGATTCGCCCTCAACGACGACATGCTCAAGAACGGCAGACCGTTCGGAGACGACTATTTCGAGGAACTGCTCGACCGCATCCGCGACATCCGCACCAGCGAGCGTCGGTTCTGGCAGAAGGTCACCGACCTGTTCAGCGAGGTCAGCTACGACTATGACCCGAACTCGCAGACGGCTAGGGACTTCTTCGCCAGCTGCCAGAACAAGATGCACTACGCCGTCACCCATCAGACCGCCGCCGAAATCGTCATGGATCGTGTGGACGCCGGCAAGCCGAACATGGGATTGACTACTTGGAAGGGCGCTCCGAAAGGACATCCACGGTCCACGGACGTGACCGTGGCAAAGAACTATCTGAACGAACGCGAGATGAAGGCGTTGAACACGCTCACCACCGGTCTGCTGGACCTCGTGGAGGCACGAGTACTGAACCACACCCTCACCAGCATGGAGGAATGCGCCACGCTGATCGACCAGTACATCTCCCTGTCGGGCATGCCGTTGCTGGAAGGCAAAGGCAACCGTGGACACGAGCAGATGAGACGCAAGGCCCTCGACGAGTTCCACAAGTGGGATGCGGCACGAGAAAGCGATTTCGACAGGTTCGCCAAGGGATTGGACGGAACTGGACGGTGAACGACGCCACATTGACGTCCTGGTCGAAGACACTGGGCGTGCGAGTGGAGGAACGCCGGCTGGCCGGAGACAGGTGCGGACTCTACTACGATCCGCTCCGCCTCATCATCATCGACGAACGGCTGGCCGGATTCCAACGCCGCTGCACCTTGTGCCACGAGCTCATCCATGCCAGACACCACGACCCCGGATGCGGCAGCCAATACGGAATCAAATGCGAGCGCCGTTGCCGTAGGGAGACCGCGTTGGCGTTGATCAGTCCGGTGGATTACGGTGTGGCCGAGGAGATCTACGGGGGCGAGGCGTGGCCGATGGCGGTCGAATTGGGTGTGACGGTGCAGGTGCTGATGGACTACCGTCAGCTGCTTCATGATTCCGGCGTGTGCATGCAATAGTTATACGCCTTTATACGTGCTTATAGAGCCTTATACCCGTTCGGATTCCTTATAAAAATGACCCCGGCCACCCGCATACCGCGAGCGCCGGGGTGAAGAACATGTGGGAAGAAGCGCCATGAAAGTGACCATTGATGATCTGTGGCTCAAGAATGACGATGATGGCAATCCTCCGAGTCGCGCGGCCAAACGCTCTTTGGCGAACTCACGCGATCCGATGAAGGCCAATGTGCCTGAGAAGTGGCGTAAAAGCCGTTATGGAGTCGGGATGCGCTGGCGTTGTCATTGGACCATCGTCAAGGACGGTAGACGTGTGCAGAGGGTGAAGCAGTTCGCCAGGCTCGCCGAAGCGCAGGAATATGCCGCGGCCATGGAGGACGACATCCGGCGGGGACGCTACCGCGATCCTCGTCAGGAGCTTCGTGTCCTGGATGATGTGGCCGGCGAATGGCTCGCGTCGAAGGTTGATCTGAAACCCGGCACCGCAGGCCGGTATGCGAGGGAGCTGCGCCTGTACATTCTGCCCAAATGGGGTGGCATGACGTTGCGGGAGCTTCGCCCTGACATGCTGCAGGAGTGGGTCGGCCAGCTCATGGACGGTGGCTATCCGGCCGCGTTGCCGGACGGACGTGATTCGAAGCCGCTGAGCGCGAGAAGCATCCGCAATATCATGAAAGTCGTCCTCAAGGGCATCTTTGACTACGCCGTCTCGAACGGGTGGATCGGCGAGAATCCTGTGGACAGGGTCACCGTGCCGAAGATCGTCTCCGACGACGACATGGTGTTCCTCTCGGTCCGCGAGGTCGAGTTGCTCGCGGACGAGGCGGAGAGGATCGGGAAGCCGGTGGACGGTCTGCTGGTCAGATGGCAGGCCTATACGGGATGCCGCATAGGCGAATCGCTTGCCCTTAAGGTCGGGGACGTGGACGCGGACAGGCGGCGCGCCAGGATAGGCCGCACATGGACTGACGACGGGCACGGCGGCAGCATGCTCGGCACCCCGAAGAACGGCAAGGCCCGCAACATCGCGATACCACGGTTCCTCATGCCGCAGATCAAGGCGCAGATGGATGGCATGGGTGATGACGACTGGCTGTTCCGTGCCACCCGTGGCGGGAACGTCTGGACGAACACGTGGCGGACAAGGATATGGAACAAGGCCGTCAAAGCGGCCGGCATGGAGGACGCGGGCGTGACCATACACAGTCTGCGCCACACATACGCGAGCTTCGCGATCGCCCAGGGCGCGGACGTGAAGACCCTGCAGATGCAGCTCGGTCACTCCTCTCCCAGCATCACATTGAACACCTACACGGCGCTCTGGCCGGAACGATTGGACGACGTGGCCGACGCGATCGGAGCCCTCCGCGAGCGCGAACTCGTGTGAATCGGGCATGGAGGTACTGCGGCGTTTGTATGCATTTGTATGCGGATTGTTTTCGACGGAAAAAATAAGCCCTTGAAAACCTAATGTTTCCAAGGGCTCCGGTCGGGCTGACAGGATTTGAACCTGCGACATTCTGCTCCCAAAGCAGACGCGCTACCAAACTGCGCTACAGCCCGTTCATGCACTCCCGCACGTGGCAGGTGAACACGAGTTTCTATTGTAGCGTATGGTAGGACAACGACAGGCTAGAATGGCAAATACTGGAGGGAACGCGCATGGGACGTCATCAGCAAGCCGAGGCTTCAGGCATCATTTCCTTCATGGCATGCGCCACTCTTGCATGGATCGCCATGGGCCTATATCTGCAATTCGCTCCCGCCATCTGGCGTGTCACCCAACGCCTGTTCACCGTGTGTGCCGGAATCACCGCGGGATGTGGAGTCATCTCGTTCACCTTGGGGTATGCGCGCAACTCCAGGTCGATGACGTTGAAACATGGCTGGACCATTCCTATTCGCCGTATCTTCGAGATACTCGCTTTGTCCGTGGTCTACGCGTCGACCATTTTCGTCACGGCGTTCATGCTGCTTTCCATTGCCAGCAACATGATGGGGTTGCGCACGTTAAAAGGCTATCTGACTGCGCTCTGCGCCGCGATCTCGGGGGTCGTAGGCTATGTCACGTTCGTACAGGCGGAACTCATGAATGCCAAGACCATCGCATCCTTGTTGCCGTTCTTCGTGGTTTCCGGTGTCAGCATCGCAGGATTGACGTCCGATGATCCATACTGGTACAACAACAATTTCTCCCAATTGGGCGATCGAACCACTTTTGCTGCTCGTATGTTCAATTCGACATTGATGTTGGCCGGCGTCTGCATCGTCATCATCAGCTATTTCGCGATTTCGGAGCTCATCACCACGCACCGTCTGCAGATGCAGTATCTGTCTGCAAGCGATGAAAAAGAAGCTCCCAAACACTTCAAGGCGCGGATTCTTCTGCTATCGACCATGCTGACGCTCGCAGGCATCGCCTTCATCGGCATCGGCATGTTCCGTTACACGCCGCATCCGATTCTGCACAACGTATTCGCCCGCGGTCTTCCCTGCCTGATGAGCGTGCTGATGATCGCGCTGCCTTGGCTGGCCCCGCAGCTTTCAAAAGTAGTATATGTGATTTCAGACCTAGCTATCGTGATCGGGGCTCTTGCCGGGTTCCAGTGGTTGGCGGGGCGTAACACGTTGACGAACGTCGAGGCTCTTGCCGGCATGATGTTTCTGGGCTGGTTCATCATCTTTTCACGGCAGATTGCGGCCATCGAATCCGATCGTGTGCAGACGCAGCTTATTCTGGCGCAAACCAAGCGGCCAGAATCCGTCGAGGATCTTGCGGAGGTCAGCGAAACCGTTCCTGGAACCGTTTCCCGACTCTCGTCGGAAGTCTAATTCTCGTAACGGTTCACGAGCACAGTCCACAAACAATACGGCGAGGTGTCACCCGTACGGATGGCACCTCGCCTGTTCTCATGGCTATCAGAAATCGTAGTTCTTTGTGGTGGGCTTTCTATCGCTCATCAGCAACAGGAAGCTTCTCGACTGCGCCGTGATCGCGAAGCCGGCCTCATAGTTGAGTTCCGGACCCTTCGGATTATGCGTGTCGACGACCAGACGCCATTTCTTGCCATACCGCTCGTCCGGCAAGGTGAACATAATCGGCTCGTAATGCGCGTTGAAAATCAGGATGAAGTTATTGTCCACCATCTGGTTGCCATACCAGTCGGCTTCCGGAATATCGGAACCGTTCAGATAGATCATCACCGAGAACGCGTGGGTGTTGGACCAATCTTCCATGTCCATGATGGAACCGGTGTGGTCCATCCATTCGACCTGCGGAATCTTATCGTCCGGGTCTCCTGGCTCGCGGCCGGTGAAGAAACGACGACGGTGGAGCACCGGGTGCTCGAGTCGCAGATGAATCAGCTTCGAAACGAACTCAAGCAGATCCTTCTGACTATCGTCAAGATCCCAATTGGTCCATGAAATGGCGTTGTCCTGGCAATAGGCATTGTTGTTGCCCTGTTGCGTGCGTGCCACCTCATCGCCGCCGCAGATCATCGGAATGCCCTGACTGCACAGCAGCGTCGCGAACATGTTGCGCATCTGCTGTTGCCGCAGGTCGTTGACGTCCTTGATGGTGGTCGGGCCTTCGACACCGCAGTTCCAGGAACGGTTGTTGCTTTCGCCATCCCTATTGCCTTCGCCGTTGGCGTCGTTATGCTTCTCGTTGTAGCTCACCAAATCGTTCATGGTGAAGCCATCATGTGCGGTGATGAAGTTCACGGAAGCCACCGGACGGCGGCCGTTCATCTGATACAGGTCGGAGCTGCCCATCAGACGGCTGGCGAATTCCGGTAGCGTCGATGGTTGCGAACGCCAGAAGTCACGCACGCAATCACGGTAGCGGCCGTTCCATTCGGACCAGCTGGACGGGAAGCCGCCCACCTGATAGCCGCCGGAACCCAAATCCCAAGGTTCGGCGATGAGCTTGACACGGGAGATGACCGGATCCTGTTCGACGATGTCGAAGAAGGCGGACAGCTTGTCGACTTCCTGGAACTGGCGGGCCAGCGTGGCCGCAAGATCGAATCGGAAACCATCGACATGCATTTCGGTGACCCAGTAGCGCAGGCTGTCCGTGATGAGCTGCAGCGCGTGCGGCGAGCGCATCAGCAGGGAGTTGCCGGTGCCGGTCGTGTCGAAGTAGTGGCGTCGGTCGTTGTCGACCAGACGGTAGTAGGCACCGTTGTCGATGCCTTTGAAGCTTAGGGTCGGGCCGAGGTTGTTGCCTTCGGCGGTGTGGTTGTACACCACGTCGAGGATCACTTCCATGCCGGCGCGATGGTAGGCCTTGACCATGGATTTGAATTCGTTGACCTGCTCGCCGCGTTGTCCGGAGCTTGAGTACGCGTTATGAGGCGCGAAGAAGCCGATGGTGTTGTAGCCCCAGTAGTTGCTCAGGCCTTTTTCCTGCAGGAAGCTGTCGTTGACGAACTGGTGGATCGGCATAAGTTCGATGGCGGTGACGCCGAGCTTCCTCAGATATTCGATGACCGATGGATATGCGAGGCCCGCGTAGGTTCCACGGATGTCCGGCGGCACGTCCAGGTTGAGATTGGTCATGCCACGCACATGGGCTTCGTAGATTACCGAATCATGGTAGGAGATGTTCGGATGTTGGTCGTTGCCCCAGTCGAAATACGGATTGACCACGGCCGATTTCATGGTATGCGGCGCGGAATCCAGCGTATTCATGCTGGTTACGTCCTCAGGGCTTTTGAACCAATACGAATAGAGGCTTTCGTCACCGTCGATGTTTCCCTCGATGGCTTTTGCGTACGGGTCGAGCAGCAACTTGTTCGGGTTGCACCGCAGGCCCTTTGCTGGATCATACGGACCGTACACACGATAGCCGTACCGTTGCCCGGGTTGTATTCCCGGCAGATAGTTATGCCATACGTAGGAGTTCTGCTCCGTCATTTCCACTCGGGTCTCACGGTCTTCCTCATCGAAAAGACAAAGCTCGACTTTCTGGGCCACTTGAGAGAAGAGGGCGAAATTCACGCCGGCGCCGTCGTAGCTCGCACCGAGTGGATACATCGATCCAGGTCTGATTTGCATAATTCAAGTATCGCACGTTTTGCGAGTTGAATTCGTTATTTCGTTTATTCCGGCGATTGTTTTTACAATTCGAAACCTGCAGGCCGCTATTGTTGCCGCATTCTGCGAATTTGCTCATGCAAAATGGCGATCTCCGAATTGGAGGCCGTGATGTGCGTGTCTCGTAGCTGCTTCCACGGGATCCAAGCAGATTCGACATGCTCGTCGGCGTCGAAATGCCGTTCGACGGCCTGCCAGTGGCGCAGGTGCACCACCATGATGTTGGCCAGTTCGTCGGTCATGCCTTCGGATGAATAGAATTGCCCGACATGGTCGATATCGCAACTGTTTTCGTCGATTGGCTCGACGCCGGTCTCTTCGCGCAGCTCACGCAATGCGGCC